TCAGAATTTACCTTCGTGGTTGAAAAACTCATGTGTTGAAGATAACAAATTATCACTAAGATTTCATAACGGGTCTCAGATTAAAGCAGTGTCAAGTTCACCTGATGCTGGACGTTCAGAAGCATTGTCTTTACTTATAATTGACGAAGCTGCATTCATCGAATACATTGATGATATTTGGGGCGCGGCTCAGCAGACATTGGCAACTGGTGGAGATGCTATACTTTTATCTACTCCAAATGGAGTAGGAAATTTCTTTCATAAAATGTGGGTAGAATCAGAACGTGGAGAAAACGAATTTCATCCAACACGATTACATTGGAGTGTTCACCCAGAAAGAGACCAAGCATGGAGAGACCAACAGACTAAGAATCTCGGAGAGAGATTGGCAGCACAAGAGTGTGATGCAGACTTTATATCATCTGGTAATACTGTTATAGTACCAGATATATTAAAATTTTATATGGACACATATCAATGTGAACCAGTTGAGAAACGTGGAATTGATTCTGGATATTGGGTATGGGAATATCCAGACTATACAAGAACATATGCTGTATCAGCTGACGTGGCTCGTGGTGATGGAAATGACTATTCATCATTTCATGTTATTGATGTAGAAACATTAGCTCAGGTAGCTGAGTACAAAGGAAAAATAAGTACAACTGATTTTGGTAATCTTTGTGTGAATGTAGCTACAGAATATAATAACGCATTGTTGGTAATAGAAAATTCTGGTTTGGGATGGGCAACTGCTCAAGTGGCAGTTGATAGGATGTACCCAAATCTATTTTATTCAAATAAGGGATTGAGTGTAGTAGATACATATGTGTCTCTTGGTAAAAAAAGATTGGATTTAAAAGACAAGTCTCAGCTTATAGTTGGATTTTCAACTACTCAGAAGACACGACCTCTTATTATTTCAAAGTTGGAAATGTATATGAATGGTAAAGAAGTATTAATTAGGTCTAAACGTCTTTTGAGTGAATTATATACATTCATATGGAAGAATGGTAAAGCAGAAGCGATGACAGGATATAATGACGATACAGTAATGTCGTATGGAATAGGATTATGGGTAAGAGATACGGCAATAAGACTTAAGAAAGACGGTATAGAATTGCAAAAATTGGCAATAAACAGTATAGCTAGGGTCGCTCCAATAATGACTCCAGACTCACAAAGAAGACACGATACTTGGAAAATGCCAGTCACCAGAGGAGAAACAGAGGATTTAACACAATGGCTTTAATATTTATATACAACAGGTTATAATTAATATACTTAACATATAGAGGTAAAAATGGCGGATAAAGCATTATTTAGTAAATTAGACAAATTATTCTCAACAGACGTTATCATACGTAACGTTGGTGGAAGAAAATTGAAGGTATTTGATACTAACAGACTACAATCGTCTGCTGGTCTTGAAACAAATTTTCTAATAGATAGATTTTCTAAAATTCATTTAGCAAATAGACCTCTCGGTGGACAGAGTGGATATGGTGGAAGTGGATATGGAAGAGGTGCGGCAGGCCCATATCTTGCATCTAGAATGGAATTACTTTCAGATTACGATTCTATGGATACTGACCCAATTATAGCATCTGCCTTAGACATTTATGCGGACGAATGTTCCGTCAGAAATGAATATGGATACAATTTAGGTATAAAGACCGATAACGAAAAAGTATTATCTGTATTAAAGAACTTATTCTACGATATCTTGAATATCGAATTCAATTTATGGCCGTGGATTAGGTCAATGTGTAAATACGGAGACTTCTATCTTAAGATGGATATTTCAGAAAAATATGGTATCATTAACGTACATCCAATTTCATCATTTGAAATATTAAGAGAAGAAGGAATGGATCCGATGAATCCATCATCCGTTCAATTTAGACTTCAAAACGCTGCATATGTAGCATCAAGAGTTGGAGCGAATGCTGACATATATCAAAATTATGAAATAGCACATTTTAGACTATTATCAGATTCAAACTTCCTTCCATATGGTAGGTCAACGATTGAACCTGCAAGAAAACTATGGAAGCAATTAACTCTTATGGAGGATGCGATGTTAATCCATCGTATTATGCGTGCTCCGGAAAAGAGAATTTTCAAAATTGATATTGGAAATATCCCACCTGCGCAAGTAGACGAATATATGAAGGCAATTATGGACAAGATGAAAAAGACTCCATATCTTGACCCAGCCACAGGTAACTATAATTTAAAATATAATATGATGAACATTACAGAAGACTTTTATCTTCCTGTACGTTCAGGGGATACTGCTACTGCAATTGATTCTCTCAAGGGATTGGAATTCAATGCTATAGAGGATATAGAATATTTAAAGGGAAAACTTCTTGCTGCATTGAAGATTCCAAAAGCATTCTTAGGATTTGACGAAAAAATAGGTGGTAAAGCTACTCTAGCCGCAGAAGACGTTAGATTCGCAAGAACTATTGAAAGAGTTCAGAGAATTGTAGAGTCAGAATTATATAAGATGGCTATTGTACATTTATATGTGCAAGGATTTACTGATGAAGATTTGGTAAGTTTTTCACTTGAATTGACAAATCCATCTACTGTATATGAGCAGGAAAAATTAGCCCTGTTGGAAACCAAGATTAAGATAGCAAGCGACTTGAAAGAAGCAAATTTACTATCTACAGATTGGTTATATAAAAATGTGTTTAATATGTCTGATGCAGAGATAGAACATGAGATGGAGAACGTTGCTGACGATATTAGACGTAGATTTAGATTTGCTCAGATGGAAGAGGAAGGAAATGACCCAGAAAAGACAGGTCGTTCTTTCGGCACTCCACATGACTTAGCTTCCTTAAATATCGAAGGTAGGGAATATGCGTCTAAGGAAAATGAAAAGATGGTAGACCCACAAGTAGGTGATGCAGAAAATGACGCAGAATTGGATTTTGGGGCAATGAACGTCAGAAAGAAGGAGAAAGGTGGAGCTAAAAAACTTGGAATGAGGTATGGTCAAGATTCTCACCCTTCAGGAAGAGACCCGATTGGTCAGGATTCTTACCATGACGCTGTTGAGATTGCAAGAAACTCCACAGCTAAGAAATCAAACCGTAACTCTAGAGGCAGCTTTCCATTAGAAGAAACAACAAGAACGGCTAGGTCGATGAAAAATCTGTTAAAAGGAGTGAATTTTAAGACAAAAGAGTTGATTCAGGAGAGTATTGCAACGAAAAACAATACAAGATTGAATAAATTCAAAAAAGAACCTAAGATGTTGGACGAAAACAACTTAAATATTGACGAAAATTAATGTTATTAACTAATTAACTTATATTTATTTATAAAATGTATTTACTAAGAGAGTTTAAGCAAATGGCGCATTCAAAAATAAAGAACCCAGCGATAATATTCGAACTCTTGTTGAGACGATTAACAAGTGATACGATTAATGGAAAGGAAAATTCCCCTGCACTGGAAGTAATTAGGGAGTTTTTTAACAAGAATACGGTGCTTGGAAAAGAGTATGAATTGTATCAGATTTTAACAAGGAATAAGTTCTCTTCCGAAACGAAAGCTAATATTCTTCTTGAACAAATACTTTCTTCGAGGAGGACTTTAAATGAAAAGCAACTTAAAAAAGAAAAATATGGGGTTATCAAGAAACTGAGGGAAGTCTATAATATAGAGGAATTCTTCAGTACGAAACTTGACCTATATAAAGTATATGCGTCAATATATAAATTGTTTGAAACTACGGCAACTGATAGTCCAGCTACAGTATTAAAAGAAAAGTTCACTATATTAGAAAATTGTATATCTCCAAAAGTGAGTGATGTGGAGAAAAACGATACCATCATGGAATCCTTTGAAAAGGAAAACAAAGATGTAAGATTGTTAGCATATAAGTTTTTAGTAGATAAGTTTAATAAAAAATACAGTTCTCAGCTTGATGTAAATCAAAAGAGATTGTTGAAAGAATACATCTATACCATTTCAAATACAAATACCTTAACCGAATATGTAAGGTCTATAGTTCCTGGTATTCAAAAGGAACTTTTGTCAGAAATGCATATTACAACAGATAAGGTTACTCAGATTAAATTACAAGAAACTATCTCAATGCTAGATAAATTGAAAGTTGCAAGAACTGTGAAGGATGAAAATATTCTATCACTATTGAGATATTATGATTTACTAAAAGAAATTAAGGAAGTCAATCATGGCAAAAATAACTAAATTAAGAGAACTTTTAAAGTTGATGGTAATTAAAGAAGTCAATAGTATGGCTTCAAGTGGAATGATAGGGACTTCTCCAGATATAATTCAAACGCCTGGTGCTTTTACTGGAAATAAACCAAGCAGAGAAGAAAAGAGAAAAAAGAATGGTGAAGTATCTGGATTAAAGAGAGCGGAGATACTTAGAAAAGATTTTGTTACTGAGGGAAAGTTCAAAGATGCATTATTCGAAGACGTTATTAATAAAGTAACATTCGGTATGAAACTATCAGACCAAGCAAAAGAGTTAATGGATTTTGTTCGTGGTAGTAAACAACACGCAGAAGAACTTGGACAGATTGGAGAACTTTTAAAGGGAATGGGCGATTCTGGAGATACTACAAATCAACAGGCGTTCGAACTGTATCAAGAATTTTTAGAAAATGCAGCAAGAGATTTTGTTCGTCTAAACGCATCTGATATGAAACCAGAAGAATACTTCTTAAAGAAAGATTTATTACAACTTACATATTACTTCACACAAAAATTTGCAACACCTATGACACAAGGCCCCGATGCAATTGATAAAGAACCAGGTCAAGAACCAGAAGCTGGAATGCCACCTGAAGACGGTGAAGGTGGAGATGATGGAGGAGGTGGAGGTTCTATGGGTGGGGGCGGCGGCAGCATGCCACCAACTGACGGAGCTGAGGAAATACCACAACCAGGAGAAGAAGGTGAAGAAGCACCGCCAGAGGGTGGTGAAGGGGAAATACCGCCAGAGGGTGGGGAGGGTGAAGTACCACCAGAAGGTGAAGAGGAAGACCCACGTAAACCACCGAAGCCAGAAAATATTAGAGAGTCTCGTATGGTAGGATTTATGAAAAAAAATCTTAATAAGGGATTACATGACTACGATATAATAGAAAAGGCTATGGAAAAATATGGGGTTGATAGAGAAGATGCAGAAGATGCTTATTATGCAGCTAAGAAAATGGAGAAAAAAAAACCAGAGAATGTAAAAGAATCGTGGGATAGCCAGAGAGCACGATGGACGAAATGGAAACGTGATCAAAAGGATAGTAAAAATGCAGACTCTCATCCTACTACTGAAAATGACATTGTAAACTATGTACGGAATAAAGCAAAATTTTATTTAAACAATAAGTCAAAAGGATATAGAAGTAGCCATTATGCAGTAAATTGGAATGGAAAAGTATATCGTTCATCAGATACAAGAGGTCTTGTTGTTCAAATTACAAAAGCTGAAGGATTGAATGCACAAAATGTAAAGGAAACATGGGACAGTAGCAAGTATCAGCATAATCAGATGATGAAGAAGGCTAGAAAAAATGCAGACCCAAAACGAGCATACAAACAGTATCTTACACAGCTTAACAAAAATGTAAAACCAAAGTCGTATGATGAGTGGTATGCTCAATGGAATGTGGGGAGAAATTAAATGAAACAATTATTATTAGATACCATACTATTTGAAGTAAATCCAACTTTGGTAATGGAAGCTATTGCA